CCAAGTACAGCTATCCCAGTGATCTGGATACTATTCCAGAATAAAGCCTTGCGCTTCCTATCTTGCAGGTAGATGGTTTTCTCCCTCTGGGCAGCAATAGACCTGCGGAGATCAACAAGTTCTTGATAGCCATCCTTGCCATATTGATACATCAAGAGTTCCCTGAGTTCGCGTTCCATTTGCTGAGTACGCTTAGTGCGGGTGTATGTCTCCATCGCCTCTTCATTGACAGACTTAGCAGCAATGATCTTCTTGAACAGGGGAGGGTTATCAGCCTGTCGCCTATGCTCTGACAGGTCAGACACAGCACCATAGAATCTCCCGATCTGTGACAGGGTATCTTCCACTTCTTTGCCAGCAGACACCATACGCTTGATAGTACCAAACGCATTTACGGCTACCGACATTGCTGTGACGGGATCAATCATCTTACAAAGCCGCTATAATAAAGGCGAGTAGCTGACTGTAACGGACGCTCATTTTAGTCCTTGCAACTGCTGTATCTGGAGCTTCTTCTTCTGTCCAGTAATGGTTTACATCAATGTATGCATCTACTGCCTCGATAGCTTCTGAAATTAGCACCTGAGTTTCGTTGCCTTCTTCATCTGTCTGCGTTTCGTAAACAGCATCAGCCGCCTCTACTGCTGCAACCTCAACAGATTCCTCCCATACAGTCTCCGACACAAACATACCATAGCGACCAGCATCTAAACCTTCAGCGGTAAACGCATCTCTCAAGTCTTGGGCAATAACACCAACATGGATACGAGCATCGTCGCCTTTTTCCTCTACTCTTTTTATCCAGCGGTACTTTCGCATCAGACCTTTACACGCTGTCGCAACACGCAACTCAGCCTCTGACAGTTCTTCAATGTCTTGTTTTAAGTTTCTATCAGAACTTTCAATTACAGTAACGCAATTTACATCATCAAATTTAAGAGAACCTGCACCTAAGTTTAATGCTGAATCAGTAGCACTACCCACGCTATCACAAGGCAAGATGTTTGCAGTGCCGCTGCCTGACATACGCAAACCAGCAACAGCATCAACCATAAACGGCTCGTTGCTTTTGATACCAATAGCGCCACGGTTAGTACCTGACTCCTGCAACTGTATCATTGCACTTTCAGCGCCTGAGATTGTTAGTAGGCTAGATGGTGAAGCAGTCCCTATGCCCACATTGCCAGAGCCGTCTATTCGCATGCGTTCTGCTGTGGCAGTTTTGAATGCAAGATACTGTGTGGAATTGCCTACTTCGATTTCAACATCTTTTGTGCCGCCACTGTCTACAAACTCTATGCCTGTGGTGCCAGCAGTGTCAGTATCTGAGATACGAATACGCGCAGCCGCACCCTTTACATCTAATATAGTGCTAGGCGATGTAGTCCCTATGCCCACTTGTCCAGATGAATTCATGCTGATTCGATTAGTAAACGCTGTGCCACTCCAGTGACCTATACCCAATGCTTCACCAGTAGGCACAGTTATGTCGCCCTCGGTAGAGCTTGCACCAGATATACAGATAGCAGGGCGGCCTATTGGATTCTTTAGGTTTAATAAAGCGGTGTCATCTTGATCATCAACAAAATCCCAAATGCCATTACCGATAGTGACGCGGGTATCTGTGTTGGTGCGATGGGAAGGATTAGACGAGTTAGCAGAGCCGCCAGACACAATCATTCTGGCAGTACCGGAATCGTTTTGCCCAGTGATAAAGGCTATGTTTCCTGCATGCTGATTGTCGTAGTTGCCATACAGGTGCATTCCAGAACCTTTGGAATTAGTCCCGTAAGCGTCCCCGTTGCTGTAAATCTGCATTTCATTGCGGCCTGTAGAGGCATTCTTTTGCAGCAAGCCATCATAGGCATCAGCCCCGCGCAATACGATTTCATCATTGATAGTTACTTTGACAAATGTAGGGCTGTCAGTAGTAGCTACGCCCTGATTGATTAAGTCTAACTTGGCTCCATCGACTGATACATCGCGGCCATCAACAGTAGAGTTAGCAGCCACAACAATGTTATCGCCACTCGATACAGATAGGTCTGTGCCACCTGTAGTGTTGCCAAGTGCTAGGGTCTGGGCTAGTGTTTCATTGCCACCTGATCCACCCGTCTGCCAAGAGAATGTGCCATCACCATCAGATGCAAGTAGCTGACCGCTAGTACCATTCCCAGATACGTTAAGCTGTGTCGCGCCAATACCATTGTCAGTGACCTGGATGTCATCAGCGTTAACAGTAATCCCTGTACCACCGACAGCGTTAAGAGTTACATCACCAGATGTCCCACCCCCGGTTAAACCTGCCCCTGCTGTAACCGCTGTAATGTCGCCTCCAGCCTGAGAGTCAACATACGCCTTGATAGATTGTTGAGTAGCTAGTGCATCCGGGTCATCAGAGGACATGTCATCTTCATCGCGGATAATATCTACCTCAACAGCCCCAGCACCCACCCTAATGGAAGACAATATTTTATTGCTTAATGTTTGCACTCCAGTGGTTAACACGACAGTATTATCAACAGATATGTCATCAGCATTAGCTGTGATGCCTGTGCCACCTATTACGTTTAGAGTAACGTCACCAGTAGTACCACCACCAGTCATACCTGTACCAGCAGTAACAGCAGTAATATCACCCTGCGGAACACCAGCCACAGCAGCATCAACGTATTGCTTGTTAGTCAGGTCAGATGTAGCACTAGGTGTTGCAGAAGATGTAACCTTATTCGACCCCATGTTTAGGGTTCCGGTCATGGTATCGCCAGCTTTCTTTACGAATTCTCCAGCATCTAAAGTAACAGCAGTGATAGGTTCGCCAGTAGTAGCGTGGAACCCTAGTAATTTGCCCTTCCTGTCGTCTTTAAGGGGAAGTTCCATCGTAGGTGATGCACCAGCTACGTCATCGTCCTGGAGCCTTAGAGAGCGATTTATGGCCGTCTGCTGCTGGTTACTTGCAAGCCACAGTCTATCGTAATCATTGTTAACTTCAGCCGCTAAGAATGCACCATTGGCTTGGTAGTCTGTATCCCGGTCTAATTGCATAGCCATGACAATAGATATGGCTGTCCCAGGGGTAGGGAAAATAGGGTTATTACTACCATCTACCAGAGTGAAGGTGATAGTGCCGCCTGTGCCTACCCCTACATTCTGTACAGTGTAATGTGTGTTTAACGTCTGAACGACACCGCCTAAGTAAACAGTGACATCGTTCGCCTCATTCAACTGGAATGTATAGTTGTAGACGTTTTGATTAGTTCCAGCAACATAATCGTTGCGAGTTGTATTTGATGTAACTGTCATTGTGGCCTCTTATGTTTTGCCAATTATACTATTTTGCCAATTCTTAATCGACGATTGCTTTCTCTACCTGGTCGAATGCTTTGTTAACTCCCACTAGGTTTTGCAGTGGAATCAATCTCCTAATAGCCCTAACATCGGATTCTGTTAAAGGCTCTTTTGATGTGACTGCATTGCTGGCAGCGACAGTGGTACTTAATAAACTTCCAAAGGTTGGGCCTAACATACTCTCAGACATAGAGCGCGAAACAAACCGAGAAGCTGGGGCATCAACGCCTAGCAAGGGGCGCAATCCAAAGGAGTTGCTAGATATCTTTTCAACAGTATTGTTAATCTCACCCAACACGCCTATAACCCCTGATCTATCTATGCCTTCTGCAATCCATACGCCAGGGTCATCGCTGACTTCTCGCCCTGCTATTTTCTGCTTCATGTAGTATGAGAACATACCCATACCTACAAGTGTCATAGCGCCACCCAAGGCATTGTGATCTTGCCTCTGCAACCCGGCAATCAATACACGATGCGTTGCTGATAGTATAAATGATCTAAACTGCCCGATACTTTTACCCAGTTCGCTAGACATGAATAACGGCTTTTCTTGCCCAGGCATAATGATGACTCGGTCAGACTCCTTTCTGACAGCAGCACCCCACATCCTTTCAAGGGCAGGATTGTCCCAGTTCTTAGCATTAGTAATCCAAACCCCATCTTCAAACTTGCCGTGCTTTTCGACTTGCTTCCACATGTCTTTAGCTGACTGCTCATCAATTCCAAGCCTACCCAGCCGCTTGTCATACTTGCCTTTAGATAAGCCATCAAAGATAGAGGTCTGCATAGTGACGGCATGTAGCTGCTTCATTCCAGCAGTCCAGTAATCAAGCAGGTTGATACGACCGAACTTGTTAGCCCCAGCCCTAAGCCCTCTTTCCAGCATAGTGCCGCCCTGAGCGTAATCACCCACATCAGCTATGACATCTGACTTCCCTGACATCAAAGCATCAGTGCCTACTCCATAGCGCCTAGCCTCAGCCGCTGCAACCTTGAATGTTCTGGAGTTCTTAACTAATGGCCCAAGCCCTTTGCTAAATGTTTTAACAAACCCTTCTGCCATCAACACCCTAGCCACATCCGGCAAACTTGATATTGTTACCCCGCCCAACAAGCGAAGGTAGTTTAAATCCCTAGATGATCGGCCAATTCGAGTCCAGATATTATCCTCTTGGAAACCGTACACTCCACGGATTCTATCTCTCATGCCGCCAATGTCTTCAAGAACGCTTGTACGTTCTTTTTCTAATCGCATCAATTCTTTCGAATCGTCGCCAGCGGCTTTCTTGGCTCTGTCATAAACTCCATTTATTTCTCTAATTTGCTCATCCATGGTCACACTGCCAAATCTTTTTTGCAGTTCAATATCAGCAGCGGTCTGCTGTAGATACCTCGACCCTAGCACCTCAATGTCGTTTTCTAAAAACTCTTCAATAAGTTCGTCATCAATTTGGAACACACGACTTCTTAATGGGCCTCGTAACGCTGTGCCACGAACACCTTTATTGTTAACACCGCCTGATTTAGTTCCGTCACCCATTTTCCATTCATAAGGCAAACGTCCATCAGGGCTTCCTTGTATTCTGGTAGCGATCTCAGCAGCAACAGCCTCATAATCTTGACGCTCAAACTCTTTGCCTTGCTTAAACTCTGCCTTGTCGATAATCTTTTGCAACTCTACCTTTTCTGCACCCTCAGCAGCATCTATTTTTGCTGCCGCGTTTTTGGCGCTTTGGTACAACTCGCGGTCTTTCGCCTCTAGCCAATCCGATACCTTTCGAATAAATACATTGTAGTTTGAGCTTATCTTGTTTTTGTCCCATACCCGGTTAAGGTAGTTAACAGATGTCTGGATGTTTACATCTTCTGGCAGCATGCCCTGAGAGATCATCTCTTCTTTAAAAGGATTGTATAACTCGTCATACCAATATTTAGCAGACTGTTTAACCTGGGGAATATCGCTTTCCCCGCTTCTAATCGCTCTTGCTACAGCTTCATTGAACTGGCGATGTTTCATCTTTCCACCAGCTTTTTTATATTCTGCAAACAAAGCATTGTTATTTTCGATAGATGTAGCTAGGCGGCCACTTTGTATTTTAGCTAGTGACTCTACTGCCTGTAATGGGGAACTATCAACTTCAATGGGATTTTCAGCAAGCTGGTTTACAATCCTGCGAACCTCAACATACGGATTCGTTATAGTCCTACTAAGAGGATCAAACCCTACAAACTTGGTAAACTTGCGAATGTTCTTGCCTATAACTTCAAAATTACCAAATACAGCCCTGGCAGCACCAACACTATCTCCATCGACAGGCACTGTCTCCGCGTTGATAGCCGGGTTGATACCCGCTGCAATCTTAGGCTCAACTTCCATGACATCAGCCATTTCTTGAATAACATTGTCATCAATACCGTACTTGCTAAATTTTGCTATTCCACCGCCAAGTATGGCACCAAAAAGAGCAGACGCGCCTACGTTAACGGCAGATTCACCATATGTCCTAGTAAGCTGTGTAGAGTGCAATGCAGCTTCTGTAATAGCACTGTCAGCAGCAACAATAGAACCAGTAACAGCAGCGTTACTTAGTATTCCTTTGCCTGATCTATAGGTGTTAGCGGCAACCCCGCCAATAGATATTAGCGATGTTAAATCTAACGCGCCAACCGGAAGTCCCATTACAAACGATGTAGCGCCTCCAGCAGCAATGGTTTCTTTGTCTTTTGTTTCTTTAGCTATTTGCTTTCTAACAGACTTTATTTCATCCATGTTGTCAGCATATATAGCTTCATTTACAAAGCCAGCATTAGCCTTTTCTTCTTCTGTAAAAAACTGATACGGGTCGAAATCAGGATCGTCTTTAGTTTGCGGCAACCCATATTCTTGCGTAAAAAAAGACCCAATAGTGTTTTCTTGTCTAATTAAAGCAGAAGTTAATTCGCCCAGGCTAGGATCATCTTGCTCTAATACTGGAGCATATGTTTCCTTTTCTAATGGTGTCTGGGTTTGCAAGCTAGGCACAAACGGCATATTAGTTTCCTTGCGACAAAGCAGCGGTTAACGCTGTCCCAAAATAAGTGTTGAACAAAATATCTGCATCAACATCACCAAGTTTTGCTTTGACCGCAGCGTACCCGTCAACAAACTTTTTCTTAGCTGCTTTATTCATCATTAATTCATCAACTTGTTTTTGTGCCAGCGGGTTAGGCTTCAACAGAATATCAGGGGGAACTGTTCCTTCGCGTTTCTCCTTGTCTGTTTGACCTGGACTGTAAGATACAAGCTGTGTTGGCGCAGTTCCTGTTGCGTATGTTACAACATTATCTTTGATTGCCGAGTCTATTTGTTGCATTTCTGAAGCAACTTTAGCTTGTTTTCTTTCTGCAAATCTCAAAGAAGCAACATAATTGTCACTAGCTTCAACAACAGAATCTCTAATAAACGCCAGCACATCTGCGGTTGCTTCTGGGCCTTTCAGCAAATCATACTTATCAATAAAGTTTGCTATGCTTTCGTTAGTAATTTTACCGGGCAACCTAATTGCAGCGTCTATACCTCTTCCTATTAATGCAAACGGGCTATTGGAACTCTGCAATAATTCTGCCATAGCAACCTTTTGCTCTTTGGTAAGTGTTGAGTATTTAGTTTTAGATGTGCCTGTAGCCCTTGCTAAATCAGCCTTAACGCCTGATAGTGCTTCTAATAAAATAGTTTCATTTTGGCGCTGCTGTGCAGTTTGTTTGTCTGGCATAAACCGATCAGTCAAATTGCCATCTTGATCTTCAAACGCCACAGCTTCCAATGTACCGTCATCTTTCTGCACCATAACTCTATATGTAGGCTGGCCGCTAGATGCGGTTCTGCTAGTCTCGTCATCTGACAGCAAGGAAATGTTTTCGCTTGAAACATTTAACCCCGCAGCAGCAAGGTCATTCTGTATTTCTGTTCTGATGTATGAGGTGTCTCCAGTACCGGTCAACGCATAGAAAGATTCTGGAGCATTTGCCATAAGACCAAACTCACCACGCTTCCATCTTGCCTCAATAAGAGTAAATGCTTTTTCTTTCGCGGCATCAAAACTTGTCATTCCCGCAAACCACAAATCCTCAGCTAACTTTCCATAGTCTTCAACCAGCAATGCAAACGAGTTTTCTTTTTTAAAGTCTGCTTCACTCTGAAAAACCCAAGATGTAAATTGTGATGCTACCTCATCGGCATATGATTCTTTAAAATCTTCAGGGTTATTTTTAATCTGTTCTCTTTTAGCCCTCACGTTGGCTTGCTGCACCGGGTTGCCTGGGTCAGTTATTTCCTGAGCCTTTCTAATAGCTTCTTCTGTTGGCAGGTATTTATCAAAGTCTAACACTTGATTGGCAAATGCTGTTTCTTCCTTAGTAAATGCAGCCGCACCGACACCAGGTATTTCTTGTATGCGATCAATAGTCTCTACTGCTTCTTCTATTTTAGCAGTATCGCCAGACATCAAACTGTTTCTAATGTTAGTTTTTAACTGCTTAGGGACATAGGTGGTTCTAGCAACAATCTCTGCATTTTGAGCGCTACGAACATCTGGGTTTTCAGACAAACTATCAATAAGCAAATCGTAAGTATTGTTAACGTCATCCTGATTAATAGGCTCACTAGTTAAGAGATCGTCACCTGCAATAGTAGCCTCTACATTTGCAATACCTATAAGTTTTCTATTTTCCTCAAACGCCTTAGCGTTAATTTTGTTTCGTATTGCAGTTAGTTTATCAGCGGTTTTAATAACACCACGATTGAACAAGTCAAATGCAGCCGCCTCTTGTTCGGCAGCAGTGCCTACATTGCGGTCAATATTAACCTCAAGATTGCTTAGTTGAAGCATCTCGTCTTGAGTTAGCTTGGCTTGCTCTGCTAAATATTCGTTAGTCAGCGTGTCAATTTGCGCCTGTATATTAGACTCAATAGCAGCTTGTTGTTTCGCGCTTAAATCTGCAACAGGGGCAGCCCTAAGCGTAGCCAAGAAATCTGTAGCTTTTTGTATTTTCTCAGGGGTAGTGCTTGCCTCATCCAGCAGTGTTCTTTCTACAGTACCCAATACCCTCTGGGTAGCTATATCATCATTGAATGCTTCCGCAGTAGCTTGTAGCGCAACAGGGTCTACTAGACCATTATCGATAGCATTTTTTGTAAAGTCAGCTATGCGCAATTGTAATTCTGCTAACTGGCCCTCTTCACCATTCCTAGCTAATTGCGTTGCTATGTCATTCATAGCAGACTGCCCGGCTAAGAAATCAGCTTGCTGGCCTCTCAGAATGTTAGCTTCTTCTGCCTTTCTTACTTTTCTAAATTCACCAGAACTAGCTTGGTCGAATATAAACTGTGCTTGAGTTTTTAGGTTATCGTCAAATGAAGATGTCAGCCCGGAAAACTTTGCTTCCACAGACCTTTTAAATCCAGCAGCGTCATCAGGAAATTCTAATGCAGAATCGCCAACCATGTTTTTAATGTCGGCTGTAATCCCAGCGTTGTATGCAGTTTGTGCGGCTTGATTGTATGAAGCGCCCCCATAACCCCAGGTGCTTTTGGTTTCTAGCTGTCCGGTTTTAGCTGCTTCTAGTCCTGCCGCAGTGCCTTCTTCAGAACCTCTTTCCTCGGCTGCCCTTTTACCTATGCCTACAGCAATATCCTGTACGCCACCAGCTAATCCAGCAAGAGCCTCCAGACGCTTACCTGCCGATGTATCTACACCAGGTGTACGGAATGTTCCATAAAATCCTATAGGTTTCGCCATTTTATTATCCTAGAATTCGCGCTATTTCTGTGCCAGTGCCAAGCAAGGATGTGGCCGCAGTTGTCTTACCTGCTGATGCCGCAACTTTACCTTTTCTTCTTAGCTGTCTTTCTGCCAATGCTTCTGACAAACCAATAGTAGTTTCACTTATTCCCATTTGTTCTGCGCTTTTAAGGGCAATACTAGCTGGAGTTCCTTCGGTAGCTATTCCCCCAGAAGCCATCGCCACCTGTTCAGCAGCCAACCGTCTATTTAGTTCTTGCCTACGTTGTAACTCTTGAGTTTGTGCCTCTAATCTCCTTAGTTCAGCCTCACGCTCCATTGCTTCCTGCTGTGCTTTGCCAGCCTCCATTTGGCCGTATGCACTAGCGGCACCGCCTAATAACGCAGTCGTGCCGCCAACTCCCAAAGCACCAATACCAGCCCCTATTACACTGCCAACCGTTGCCACTGCTGTTTGCACTGCGGCCCCTACCGATGTAGCTACAATTACAAATGCCATTTAAATATCCTCTGGCTCAAGCAGAGCCTTTTCTATTTCTTCAATATCAGTTAGTTCAGTTGGATGATAAGTGATCCACACGCAATCTGTTTCAGCGTATATGACACGCTTTGTACCTGGAATAGTTTCGCCCATAAATGGCGCAATAATTTCCAAGTTGCCGTACTGGCTAGATACCCTGCACTTTCCTTTAACCACAGTATACAGGTGAGTAGTCTTATGTAGCGCACCAACCAAGCATACACCTGCTGGTATAAACAATTCCCTAGCATATAGGCCATCACTAAAATGATGCCTAACCTCTAAGTCGATTGTGTCTTCTTTTAACATCAAAGACTGCAATTCATAGATCGAATCTTGGATTGCTACCTGATTCACGATGAACTCACCTCATAACTAATAGCTTGCAGATGGAATGGCGTAGGGCCGTCTACACTTATTACTGGGGCTACTTCTCTGTCCCATCCATTACCACCATTGTTGTCCTCTATAATACCAGTAGTAGGCAATAGGGAACTATTTAATGGGCTGTTATTATTTTCACCAAACGATCTGACAGGTACTAGGTTGCCATCTATCGACACCCCTGCTGATTCATATACGCGCAAGTTCATTCTATCCACACGTTTCTGTCTCAAGGCGTTTTGAGAACTATTTGCCGCCCGGCTGTTAATAGGCATTGTTTTGACTTTAACGCTAAAGTTTTTACCTACTTCTAGCACACCGGGTAAAGCTGCCTCTGAAGTAGTTAACGTGACATCGCCTCCTGTACTTACAACCCGATCTGGCAGAACACTGTTACCAATAACCACTTGAACTGTTTGTCCGGCCAAGTGATAGAACCCAGGCTCAGTCGTTGAATGCGGAACATTGCGCTGGATGCTTTCATCCATTAAATGATCTTCATCAAAAACACACACAACAAAGTCGTACCCATTTTGTACAGCGGTAAAAATCCTATTGCCCACAGTACAAACCCTGCGGAAAATACCCGAACTACCATTTGGTCTTATTAGATTGATCCGGGTAAAGCCAATAATATCCTGCTCTCTAAGCGTGTTACAAATAACAGCAGTACCATCATCGTTAATTACAAATATAAAATTAGCATCTTCAGACGTTCTAGAGGCTGCCGCAGCTAATCCTGTTTGCCCAGGGGTTTTATTAATTAAATGAGATGCTAGTACAGACATGTCTATACTTCTATATGCGTCCTCATTAAAGTTATAAATATATTGCCTTAGAGTCCGACCATTCCTATCTACAAACAATGTTGCACCATCTAAGGACACAACATTTGAACCCGACCCATACTGTGTCTGTTGCTCTAAAGAAACATCGCTAGGGGTATTGCCTGTCAGTTTATATTCCGAACCTGACGTAAATACCTGCACTCCCCGGTCTGGGCTTATTGCCGTAATACTGTTATTTTCACCATTAATGGTTACGAATATACCTTCATCGTCATCGCCTTCTTTTACTAAGAAATCCAACAACGCACCCGACTTAGATGCCAAGATGCTTTGCGGCTTATCTCTTGTGCCGCCTAGCCATAATCGCCCTGATGTAAAGATTCCGCTTTTAGGATAGCCTCTAGTTGCGCTCCATATATCTTCTGATCTGGGAGAGCCAGTTTGGCTTTTTGTAAACTCAACAAGATTGTCACCATTTCCAAGTGTAGGAAATCCACTGAACAATTTAAACGCTCTGGTAGACTCACCGCTAATCGTTATGGTGTATTGTAATGTTCCTGTTCGCGCAACAGCTATCCCGGTTTCACCAAAGATAGGCATCTCTTGTAGATTTTTCTGTATATTAAATACGGTAGAGTTTCTTTCATCAGTATTACTGTCGCCAGCAAATGAGATGTTTTTACTTAAAACACCTTCAATATCTATTTGAAAGCGATCACCTTCTTTCCACGTATGCCCACTTCCATGAGAAAGTGTCATCACCTGTATTTCATTAGTAGGTGTAGGGCTACTTGCGTCATTAAAGTCAAACTGTGGAATGTTAGTAAATGTTGGTGTGTCGTAAGCAAATTGTATTAAATTGTCTTGCGGAACAAGATCGTTAAACACAATTCGTTTCGGGGCATGAATCCCAAATAGCAACGCAACATTTTCATTTACAGCAACACTGTCCGGCTGGGAAAAATTAAGGTCTGTCTGTAAATCCTGTTCTAAAAGAATAACTCCAGTGTTGTTGTTAACACTAAAGATGCGGCAATTTCCTTCCGTAAACACCATCAGATACTGGTCATTGATACCAATTTCAAAAGGTTTAATAAAAACAGCAGAAGAACTTCCACTATATTTTTCCCTTACGTTGAAGTCGCTTAGAACTACAGTTGAATTTGGAAGATTGATATTTGGGCTGACATTGTTTAGGCGTATTCTGGCACTAGCAGTAACTACATCTGCATAAACTCTTAAATTTTGCTGGTTCTGGGTTATGTTTTTGTTGTAAATATTAGTCCACACACCACCCAGATTTACTTCAATTACAAGATTAACCGAATCAGTTGCAGCCCCGCCTTGCAAGGCAACATTTCGAACATCAATAAACCCGATAGGTTGTCCGGTAAATTCATAAGTAGCAATAACATAGCTTTGGATAGTGCCAATAGTTTGGGTTGTTGCACTGCTTGTAGCATCATTTCCATCATTAATGTTAGCAGCATTTCCCATTCCGTTTACAAAGGTGGCAGTGATCTCGCCAGATGTCAGGAAATCGCCTGTTTGAACAGGGTCATCTACGAACTTTAAGCCAGGCCGTCGCTTAACACCACCTTGAGGAACAGTCACTACGTTCTCAGCAGTCTCCATGCCCTGATAGTATTGGTCTAGATCAGTGCGACCCTTTACGATAGGCGACAGTTCACCGCTTACAAAGCTGTTTTGCAGGACATGACTCTTAGCCATTAGAACCTCACATTAACGAATGGGCGATCCTGGATAGGCGTTACTGGGTGCTGTTGAGCATCTGTGTATCTTGCCATCCTACTAGCGTTTACATACGCTCCAGAGATTATCTCCATAGATGTTGCGCTGTCCCGGATAGATGGAGCAAAGTCCATAGCCAGGGCGTACTCAATCATCTTAGCAAAGTAGACAGGCCAATCAGCCTCAGATACGGTATAGATGTAATCGCAGAATAGATCACCACTGTAGTTGCAGTAGACGCGATCACCAAGAATTTGATATGGGATGCCGGGGTTAAGTTTGATTAACGTCAGCATGTCGGAGGGTAGCTGGTACATTGTGTCGTACTCAGTTCCTACAGGAGTTGCATTGATCTTGGCAAGCTGTGCTTTTTTACGAGCAAAGCCCCAACGATACTTGGTCAACTCATTTTGTACTATGTTGTCGTATAAGTTGCTTGCAACTACTTGCGCTCGCGTATCACCTACCAACGATGTAATTGGCAAATCACCTATGAGAATAAGAGCATTAGAAATTAAATTAATCTTAGCGGCCATGATTTACCTTTTGAAAGAAAGGGGGCCGAAGCCCCCAGTCAGTTTTACGCAGTGATAACCACACCAGCAGCCATAACAACAGTAGTACCGTCGTTTGACTCAACGTATGAAATACGTCCAGTTGGAGTTCCACCAGTTGTGCCGATAACAATTACTGCATCGCCAGCCGCTAGTTCATCTTTAGCGTTAGCAAAGTAGTTAGTATCAGCTACTACGGCAGAGGTAGCATCAGCAGTAGAATACTGCCAAGACGCTCCACCATTACCCGAACCGCCTAAGCGGCATAAACCTGATCGTGCAAAAGCCATGATAGTACTCCTTATACGTCTTGACGATATTGAACTTTAACCAAACCGCCTTCATCGCGTACAACGGAGCCAGCCTTCAGCATACCGTTACACAACCAAGAAGTACGCTCGGCAACCCAATCAACTTCAGTCTTCATGTCGATACCGATGGCTAGGCCAACAGAAGGACGCTGGAAGAACCAAGAATCGACTACGTTAGCAGCTACAGTCAGACCACCTTCAGTGCGAGACTCAAGAATAATAAACTTGAATCCTGCAAGAGTGTCGATCTCACCGTTAACCAGTGCTTTGATAGTCTGATAATCAGCAGAAGTTGCTTTCTCATCGTTAAGCAGACCGCCCAGACCCAAAGCGTTTACAGCAGCAAACAACTCAGTGTTAGGAACGCCCTGGTCGCGCAGCTCAACCTGAGCCTTAACAACCTTAGCGATGTTCAAGTTAGTGTTAGCACCACCTACGTCTTTGCCAACAGTGGTAGTCAATGGGGTAGAACCGTCCATTGCGTCAATTACCAGTTGGTCACAACGACGGCCAAGAGCGCCAGCGATAGTGTTAGCCAGTTCCTGCTTCTCATCAAAGTTAACGTCCTGAGCATCGAACATGTCGGTGTACTCTGGAGCATTCCAGTTCTGAAGAGTTGCAGTTTTGAACTCGTGCGCTACGTCCATTGGAGTTACTAGATCAGAAGTAGATTTCTGATTAGCAAGACCTTTGCCCATGCGACGGAATTTGTAGGTATCACCTACTACATTGTTACGAAGTGTTGCAGCGTTCTTCAGAAGGCCCATGCCCTGATAGGCATGTTTAACCATACTGTCAAACTCTGTGACCGCTACTGCGGATAATGTCTTACTCATGATAGATTCCTCAAAAAATAGAGTAAATTAAATAAATATTTTTTAAGGTTTAAGCTGAGTACCCAGTAAATTGGTCAGCGTTCAACCTAAATTTACCGGGCCTCAAGGGGAGAGGGTATCCAGTGTCCTAATTATACACCTTCAACCCTATTGACATCAACCGTAGACGCGGTTCCGTGGGGCATTGCCACCAAAATCCATCATCATTTTCTGAATTTTAGCTTCATGGGCTTGGTCAACGCTTCTCAGCATCTGCCCATTCTCGTCTTTCTTATACATTTCATTCTCAATATCTGCCCAGGTTAACCCGGTTGGGCTTTCACCACCATCAATCGGCAGCTTAGTAGGGGCAGTAGCCCTTACTAGCATCTCAACTAGCTGTATGCTTTCGGCAGATGTAACCAGATCACGCGCTTGCTCATAAGTTTCTGGGTCTAGGTTGTTCTTCATAAACCCTTCAACAGTCTTAATTCTTTGTTGAGCATTGTCGCCAAGTTTAGCCAGTTCATTTTCCTGATCCACTTCAGCAACAGCTTGTTCCTGGGCTGTTAGTAGTTCCCATGCCTGACCAAACGCATCCTGAGACATGTTTGTTTCGTTAGCAAAGCCAATCAACTCCTGTAACAAGGCATCATCTGCCTCTACGCCTTCTGGGTTTGCATAACCGTCTTTGGGTGCGCCTTTGAATCCACCAAATTTTTTTTCTAATTCGGTATAGGCTTTCGCCTGTTCGGACACGGACTTGTACTTGTCAGCAATATACCACTCAGGTACATCGCCACTTCCTTTAATACCGTCAGACAGGAAGTATTCACCCTCTGACAGGGTAGGGGCTGATGCGTCAAGCAGGGTATCGCTGGTTGTTTCTTCTACTGCGGCCTGTTCTTCACTCATGTTTATCTCCAAGGGAATTCAATGATCGCCCGGCTTTTGTCAACCGGGTAATGTTTATTAAGAATCTCAGTTAACTTACGCTTTCCATTCAACAACGCTAAAGCGTTAACGTCAATCCACTCAACGTGCTTTCCTTCTTTGTAGCATCGAAAAGCACAGAACTTTGCGACATAATCAAACTGGTCAAACTTGTATTGTTCTGCAAGTTTATCCAGCCACTTCATGTCAAAACCTTTTTCATCAAGAAATTTCTTCCCACTTTCAGCCACAAGAACTTTTGCGGTTGCCTTTACGGCCCGTTTCTTAGCTTCTTTAGTCATAGTATTTCTGCTTGTTGTATTTGGTTAATTACAAATTTGATAACGCCAGCCTCACCATTATGATATGCAGCCTCATAATTGATGTTGTCAGACGCAAAGGAGGTATCGTTATTATAGATAAAACGCGCAGTAAGATCGGATAACACGCGCTTGCCTTCCTCACTACCAAAGCATCTGTTGTATGCCTTAGCCAGTTCAGCAGCTTGCGCTCTTTTCTCAGCGTTATGTTTTGAAGAAGCCCCAGAATCTACTGAGGCTTTTTCGATTTCATCCCAACTCATACTTGAGTTTGACCCTGCATTGGTGGCTCACTAGTGTTCATACCCGCCTGAGCAGCTTGCGCTCCCGCTTGAATAATCTGTTCTTTCTCAAGTGGTGATCTAACTAACTCTGCTGGCATACCTGATTTCTCAGCAACCCAAGTACCAAAGTCTTCTAACTTAAATCCAATCTTAGCCTGGTCAGGCCCGGCATTCTGCAATACAAACTGAACAGCCTGTTGGACATTTAGAATATCTTCAGCATCTTGCGCTCTTGCTAGTGGCGATGTGAATTTAATTTCAATGTCTTGACCATCTAACTGGAGAGGTTGTATTAACCCTCTACGCGTTAAGATAGCAGCAACACGCTTAATAATAGGTACTAATACCTCAGTTTGCAAACGACCAAACGCAGAACCAATACGTTTAGCTAGTTCTCTGGACTCAATAGCAACTTCAGTAGCGGATCGTACAGCCCCCTTAGGGTCGCGTAGATCATTAAACAACGCTCTTTTAATAGACACCTGTAGTTCATTAATCTCAAACTGCGCTAGGGCTAGGTTACTACCTGTATCCAAACGCTGCAAAGATGGGTTAGAACTGTTGTTAGAGCCTACGGGGATAACTACACCAGGGCTAATAGAGATATTGTATGGGTTAGTCACGCCATCATCGGTAGCTGTATACATACCAGCTAAGTCGATAGCAGCTTTCTGCAATACAAACTCTTTAGCTTTGTTCAGAGATCGGACATCAGGCAGTGCTTGTAGGGCTGGGCCACGACCTCGTATCTCACCAGATACTTTAGAGTAGCGACCAGTCACCCACGGGCTAGTTTTACCAAAGTCTTCCATCCAGCTAATGCGGTCTTCTTTCTTGACCCACAAACAACCGTAGTAAGTCCTAGACTTAGGCATATATACGACACCTTCGCAGACATCTACCTCACTCTCCGGGCTGTTCTTGATCTTGTTCTTGATAGTCTCAGAAGCCTCAAACCCTATCCACTTTCTTTCTAAGTCTCTGGCTTTTACTTTGAACCTACGCCAATGCGTTTCAACACTGCCGTATGGGCCTTCCTCAAATGCAATACCTTTCTGGGGAATAGCAGTGAAGATGATGGGCATCTCGTCACTATCGTCCTCATCAATCCTTAATGTACCAGTACCAATGAGTAGATCAAGAGCATGCTCATAGAACTGTGTACCAAAATTGGAACGATTGATGTAATCAAAGATAACTTCAGCCTGATCTTCTAGGTTCTTGCGTATATCGACTTCAGATACATTAAAGTCACCTGTCTCTAACAGGCGTTTAACCTTGATAGATGGTTCTAGCGTAGCCCAGTGCGACCATATAGGGGCAATGTTTTCTTGCAGCTTACTAGCACCTTGTTGAATAGCCTCCAAAGCAGTAGAGTCAAAGATGCGCTCCATCTTCTTTTGTCCTGGACGGCTATCTTCGAACAGATTTCTGTTAGGCAAAAAGTATTCATACGCATCATCTAACTGATCATGCCACATAGATTGACGTTCAAATGCTTTTGCCTCCCTGCGTTTTAGATCAGCAAGTGATCCTAACTCTGAAGGTAATTTCATTTATCTATCCCTAGCTTTCATGCTTGAACTGGGTGTGTATGACTTCTTTTTAACAGATGTTTTTGCTATCGCTCCTGGGGCTTTAGTTTTACCAGTGCCAGCTAACAGAGATGAAGCACCTAGCTTGCCTCTAGCTACAGCCTTAAGTCTTTTCTCACCCTCGGCAATCTCTTCATCAATCATCCGTGACTGTCTTTGATCTACAGCTAGTTCCTGTGCTGTTGGCTTAGGGGCTTTAGGTCTTTTCATGAATCCCATTATGTTTCTCCAAATACTTTAATAGTTGATAGGGGGTTAAGATAAATGGGTTGTTAATCCCCAATATCTGCTTGGTATGTCCAACACAGGTATTGAGCATAAACAAAGACCTCTTCCCTGTTTTTGGCTCATAACTGCGAATCATATAGTTACTGTCGATTATACTCTTTTCGTCAGTTGTTGTGAATAAATCAAAACCTTCACGATTTTTCCCGAAGACAATGTATTTACCGCCTGATGGTTTAATAACATAGCAGTGTCGGCATTCTTTCTTTAGCCAGGGACTCCACCAATTAACTGCATCATCTTCAAATACCACATATACCTTAGAAGACACTAAAATTTACCTTTGCTGTAACGGGCTTTGTGAAGTTTCCAGAGGCTCTTAGTGCTGACCTACCTTCTCCTTCTCCTTGTAATGCGTACTCCAATGCTTCTACCGGGTGAGAGTATTCATTCTTATCCGGTTCATCAGTGTATCTTTCTCCAGTTGTCTGGACTCGACGGTAACAGAAGCCACCCTGTAACCCCTTGCGTATCATCGAGGCTTTAGGGAGAACAGTGAATCGAGGCTTACCATCCATGCACATCTCTTTCATAGGGACTTCTAGTGCAGCCCTACGCTTTAATGGATCGTTTGATTGTGTGGGTTGGCAGGGGATGCCAGCCGCCCGCATAATTTGGAACGGTGTGTCTGAGTTCGACTGATTTTTGTTCTGTCCACTTGGATCACCCCAGCCTTTAAATTCATGTTCAGGATACACTTCCTCAATATAACGCTTGAGTGTCGGAGCAAAATCCACTGCACCTGAATCGGTAAGTACCATCTCATCAAAACACACCCACCTTCCAATAGACGTTCTCTGTAGAAACGCACACGCTGGAGTTCTACCAAAGTCAAAGCCCAGGACGATAGGAAAGTCCTTGGACGGTTTAAAGTCTAAGTGCTGACAGTGTACTGAATCAGTATACATGGGATGGACAGGCTTGCCGTTAGACACAAAGCCGTACTCATTCGCTAAGTTAACCTTAATCCAGTCGTTAGTCTTACCATTTAGACCGCGTTTATAGTACCCATCTGGCAGGTTAATGAGATTCTCAGCATCTTCATTGATCTTCCAATCCTCGCCATCTTTGAACACGCCACCGGGTTGCCTAAAAAATGACCAATCCTCCGGGCGTTCAATCTCTGCTAGTTTAAAATACCAGTGATCTTCATCAGGGGCGTTGCTATCACCAATGATCCCATGGTGTGTAGGACGCGCACCTTCTTTATTTGATGGGTATCGGCCATGACGCAGGTCTAACATGTCTAGAACAGCCTTAGAATGCTCCTTAGTCTCGTTTAACCACACCCAGGTTGTCTGTATACCCCTTGCTTTCTTAACGTGTTCAGGGCGATCAAATGCGATAAACACCACATCACACTGGACAGACGTACCATCCTCTAAATTAAACCGTAGGAAGTGTGTAGGGGGTTCTTTATTGCCTTGTTTGAAGTCACCTAACTCCCCGTGTATCTCTAGCCAGTCCTTAATCGTGGTAGAGAACAGTTCAGAGTAGGTGTTTCGGGCAGCAATAACCCTAGATAGTCGGACACCATAGTGTTTATGGTTGGGGTCTTTCACGGGTTCCTGCTCACACATGAGGTCAAACAGCTTGAGGATGCATTGAACTGTCTTACCTGATCCTAGTGGCCCCATGATGAAGGAGTTTCTAGCCCGGCAATCAGCAAAATCCTGTAGGACTTGCCCCTGGGGCATTAGATTGTATTCAATGTTGTTCACTTCTTTCCCCAGTCGATAGCATCGTAATTAGTTTTAAACGCCTTTCTACTTTTATCTGTAGACTTTCTAGCGTGACTACCCTTACCACCATTCTTCTCAGGGAAGTGTCTATCCCTGGTCTTTTTATCTAGCTTGTGAACATGGCTCATTTACCAACTCCCGCAGATACACTCTTCTTCTAAACAAACGCACTCACCAATCATACGTTCTTTCACTATGTCCATGACTTCGTGCATAGCGTATACATCGCGGTCAATTAAAGCATCAGTGAATGCTGCAAGCAACTCATAGTCAGCATCTGATATTGCTTCATCTGTATCAACTTTAATCATGTCCATCTCCAAGCCAATCTCTTAATATAATATGTTTGCAAAGGTCAATATAAAATAACGCTTTTTCGTCTTCTAGAGAGCTTTTGTATGATACCTCACCCTCATCTATCTGTATAACGATAAAGTCGCTTAGAGAGCCTTCTGGTGGCTCTAATGGGTCTTCTATGTCGGGTCTTATCTTAGTTACTTTCATAGTCAATTTTTTTTTGCGGGGGGCATATATATA